TAAAGGCACAGCTGGTGACATTCTTAAAGACCTAGGCTTTACTCCTTTGAGTTTCGCAAAAGGTGTTAAGGATGTTGCTGCTGAAATGTTTGGTTGGCCAAGGCATCTTCTAGAAGGTGACACAGATGCATCCCGTAAATGGCGAGAACAACCTGATAAATTTTGGTCTAAAGAATTCGAAAAAGAATTCACACCAAGGCTGGCACTACAGTTGATGGGTACAGAAGTTGGACGATATGTATTTCATCAAGACTTTTGGGTTATTAAAATGAAGAAGTACATCATGGAAAACCCAGAACAAAATTTTGTTATTACTGATGTCCGTTTTAGAAATGAAATGCAGTTTGTACATGATCATGGTGGTATTTTAATTGAAATACAAAGAGGTATTAAACCACATTGGTATGGCATTGCAAGTAAAGCAAACCGCGGTGATAAGGCCGCAGAAAACTTCATGTTGGAACGATCAGGTGTACATGAATCTGAATGGCGATGGATCGGAGGTTCTATTGATCATACCATTGACAATGAAGGCACACTGGAAGACTTGAAGAAAAATGTGATTAAAAAACTTGAATTATCCTACGGTTCAAGTATAATTGAAGAACTGCAATAAGGAGTATATTATGAAATTATCGAATGAAACACTAACAGTGTTGAAAAACTTTGCTGGCATCAACTCCGGCATCGAATTTAAAACAGGCAATAAGATTGCAACCATTTCATCTACCAAAACGGTTCTTGCAAAAGCAACCCTACCTGATGAATTCCCGCAAGACTTTTGCATCTATGATCTGAATCAGTTTCTGTCGGTGTTTTCACTGAACAAAGATACTGAATTGGAATTTGACAATCAACATGTCATCTTTAAAGCTGGTCGTAGTAAAACTAAGTATCGTACTACAGTGAAGACAATGATTGTTTCTCCGCCAGATAAAGAATTGAAACTACCAACAGTTGATGGTGAGTTTGAATTGAAAGATGTGGACTTGGCTCAGGCATTGAAGAATGCTGCTGTACTTGGATCTTCACACATTGCATTTGAATCTGATGGTTCTAAAGTTGTTGTTTCAACATTTGATGCTAAGGATGATTCTGCACACACAAACACCATTGAGATCGGTGAGACCAATAACGGAAAAGTTTTCAAGGCAGTGTTTCTTGCTGAAAACTTTAAGATGATTCCTGGTTCATATACTGTTGAGGTGTCGTCACAAGGGCTTGCTTCTTTTAAGAATGAAAAGGGTGACTTGCAATATTGGATTGCAATTGAAGCCAAAGAATCTAAATTTGGAGAATAACATGTTGATTTATTTTACCGATGCAATGACCCAAAAATCGATTGCAATCAATCCTACTCATGTTATTGCCGTGTTGGAATCTCCAAACAATGAAGAAATTCCAGGAAATACTGTTGTTAATTTGATTACAGGTACTGTTGCTCTGGAAGAAAAACTGTTGAATGTTGTTGGTCTGATCAATGGAGAACTTAGATAATGACTAAAGTAAATACACTTTTTGGTTCGTATGATGACGAACAACTGAAGAAACTAAAAGGTTATGTTGATGAAATGGTTCTGCATATGAACCGAAATCAATCTAACAATGAAGCAATTAAAGATATTGTTGATGCTGCGAATGATGAGTTGAAAGTTCCTAAGAAAATCATCAAACGTATGGCAAAGACACAATTCAAACAATCCTTTCACACAGAGATTGCTGAATCTAAAGAGTTTGAGGCACTGTTTGAATCGATGTTGGATGTGAAGTGAACAATATTTACGCATCAAGTTCGAATTTAAAATTCTACCAACCACCAGCAGCAGTTGGTTATTGGTGTCTTTCGCCGAACTTTTTCGTAGGTATGACAAAGAAACCCAATTGGTTTCACAGAAAAATGATCACTCTTGTTTTTGGATGGGAGTGGCGCGATGAACTTTAATTATATTATGGAGAATTTGAATGAACGAACACATGTTGTGGGTGGAGAAGTATCGTCCTAAGACTATCGAGGAGTGTATTCTTCCTGATGCTCTGAAAAAGACATTTCAGGACTTTGTAAATCAGAAGAAGATTCCCAACCTTCTTATGGCTGGCACCGCAGGTGTCGGTAAAACTACTGTTGCAAGAGCTCTCTGTGAAGAGATTGGTTGCGACTATATCATTATCAACGGTTCTGATGAGTCTGGAATCGATGTTCTACGTAACAAAATCAAGAACTATGCCTCCTCAATGTCCTTGTCTGGTGGACGCAAAGTTGTTATTCTAGACGAAGCGGACTATCTAAATCCAAATTCAACGCAACCTGCGCTGCGTGGTGCAATCGAAGAGTTTGCATCCAACTGTTCCTTCATCTTTACCTGCAATTACAAGAATCGGATTATCGATCCTATTCATTCTCGTTGTACGGTAATTGACTTCAAAGCCAATGGCAGCAAAGCCAAGATGGCCGGCCAGTTCTTTAAACGTGTTGAAAACATTCTTCAAACTGAAGGCATCACCTATGAAAAAGAAGTTGTTGCATCCGTTATCACTAAACACTTTCCAGACAATCGTCGAATTCTAAACGAACTTCAAAGATACGCTGCTGGTGGTACCATCGACAAAGGTATTCTTGCATCAGTCTCTGAAATTCGTATGACTGAACTCGTTACTGCACTCAAAGATAAAGACTTTGCATCGTGCCGTAAGTGGGTCACAAACAACCTGGACAATGATCCGACACGCATTTTCAGAAACATCTATGATGGTTTGTATGTTGTGTTGGAAGCAAATTCTGTGCCCCAGATGGTTGTGATTCTTGCGAAGTATCAATATCAAGCCGCATTCGTTGCAGACCATGAGATTAATCTTATCGCCTGTCTTACAGAAATCATGGTTGAGTGTGCATTTAAATGAGTCCGTTCGACTATGTGGACCTAGTTCTCCACAAGAAAAAGGCAGAAGATGAACTAGATTTCAAGGATTACGCACCCTTTATTGTCAATCGGTCCTTGTCTTATCACCTAGATTGTGTGCCTTATGTCAGTGAGATGAATCTCTGGCCAGGTACCGACAAAGATATGCAATACCAGTATTTTCTAAATAACATTAGACCCATGAAGCGTAAGTTCGCTCCTTGGCAAAAGTCTAAAAAAGATGAGAATATTGATTGTGTAAAAGCCTATTTTGGTTATTCGAATCAAAAAGCCAAAGAGGCTTTGCGTATTCTCACCGATGAACAAATTTCTGAAATAAAAATAAAAACAGATAAGGGCGGGTGAAATGAATGACGTTAGAAATCTGATAGAAGTAACTTTAAAAGAAAAAGATGATTTTCTGAAGGTGCGAGAAACCCTCACCCGCATAGGTGTTGCATCGAAAAAAGATAAGACTTTATACCAATCTTGCCACATATTGCACAAACGTGGTCAATATTATGTGGTACATTTCAAAGAACTATTTGCCCTAGACGGAAAAGAAACCGATATTACCGATAACGATTTGTCGCGTAGAAATGCGATTGTCAATTTGTTGGAGGACTGGGGTCTTTTAAAAATAGTCAACAAAGAACAAACCAAAACTCCAGAACCAATCTTTCTTTCTCAAGTGAAGATCATTTCACATAAAGAAAAGAATGAATGGCAATTAGTACCAAAATACAATATCGGTAAACGTTCAAATAATTCTTGACATCCGATATAAATAATTGTATACTCCTAGTCCCATCGGGATGGGAAACTACCATACCTGTGAAGGGTAGTAAAAGATCCACAGGTGCCAATACTGCCCACCTTAGGGCCTGTTTGATGCTACGGTAAAAGGCGTCCGTGTAATTACACCTCCGACACGCAAGTTCGGACCAGTATAAGGTAAGCTGGACTAACCGCAACGCCTTCGGGGTTGCAAATTTTATACTCGCTTAATAGGAGAACTATATGACAAATCTCGCCTCAAGTCTTTTCGACTTCCACAAATTTGACCCTTTCGCTGTTGGTTACGACAAAATGTTCGATGACCTGCAAGAAATGGCAAAGACTGTGACCAAGAATCTCCCTTCTTATCCTCCGTACAACATTCGCCAAGTCAAAGATAACAAATGGGTTATCGAAATGGCAGTTGCTGGTTTTGCAAAATCTGATATTGAAGTTACCATGGAAGGTAACAAACTTGTTATCAAGGGTGCAACTCAGGACAGCGAACCAGAAGATGGCACGTTCTTGCACAAAGGCATTGCTACTCGCAATTTCACCCGTGAATTCAAACTTGCGGATAAAATTGAAATTGAAAATGCCGAACTTGCTAATGGCATGTTGAAAATTTGGTTGGAAAACCTTGTCAAAACTCAAGACATGGTAAAGAAAATTGCCGTTAAGAGTAAGGACTAAAATGTTTTTTAAACGCATATTACAAGTTATTCTGGAAACAATCCAGAACATTAAAAGACATAAGTCTGGACCAGGTATAAAAGGTAGTTAAAACCTTTTTACTTAAACCTAAAAGGGGGTCTTGACAGAC